ATCGTTTAATTTCCAATTGAATATCTAGTTGATCATCAATCAGTTGGTGGATTTCAGTGCGAAGCTCTTCTTGTTTCTTGATATCTTCAGATTCAACCGCTACCTCGAACCCAATGATGGCTAGTTTCGCACGATTTGATATCAATTCAATTAACTTCATTTTCTCGTAGAGAGCTTCTAAATGCGGCACCATGTTATTTCCTTATGGTAGCTATTGTTAAAATTGGCAGGGGGGACGCAAAAACGCCCCGCCAGACTGTCACCTTGCCGCTGCCGTAGGCTACCACACCCGCCAGCAGCAAGGGACGTCCCAGACCGCTAGTATGCGGTCTGTACTAGCCGTTTCCTGTACCCCGTAGGGCATGGTCGCGGCTGTTCTTTAGGCGATAACGTAAAACAATCTACTGTTTTCCAGATCACTGTTTCACCGTTTCGCAAATACTTCCTCTGTACTTCTCCAGAGGTGAGCAGTCTAACAGTTTTGGTGCGGTTAAAAATCAAATCATCGCCACCAAATCAAGGCAAGAGCGAACAGTGCTCGTACCGCACTCACTGCACCAGTTAGCGCGAGCATCTGGCTCACACTCTTGGGTTCCTTTACAAGATACGCAAATCCCAGGAACAACACTGTCGTGAATGTTTTCTTCTATCATCTCAAGTGGATCGTCGTGCCCTTCAGATGAAGCTAGCTCTTGCAACAGATTGTAATCTGTCTCTGGTATTCCAAATTCGTTTGACATTGTAGTCTCCTTGTTTAACCTGTAACCACTATGCTTTAAAGACACAGCTATGACCAACTTTATTTGTCGGGTTCAGGATTATGTGACCAATGAAGAAGACCTTGGCGCTGACGTAATCTTTTAGTCATATCACCGTTGCCGTTTTTCAGCACCTGAGCGCCGTGACGAGCTCCGAACGAAGACCATCGTCCTATTTGCCAGTGATCGTAAGATTCAACTCTTCTACCTTTAGAATACCTCATGTACCATTGAAACCAACCAAGAGGATCACGTTCATCAATCCAACCACGTGATTGCCATTCAGCACGGGAAGATCCTACTTTAGGAGCGTAAAAATTCTCAGGGGCAGCAACGACACCTATCGTGTCTTCTGGGCTTTCGTTAAAATATCCGCCATCGAAGACGCCTATTTCTAACATTTGCCGAGGTGTGAAAAATGGAGTAAAGGGAGCAGTCATAATGGTAGCCTTTTTTGTTTAACTAAGATTAGCATACAACTTAGACACAGTTACGACTAACTTTATTTATCCTGTAGCTTCCCAGTCTTCGTACTCAAACATCTCTTCGATGTGATTTTCTAAAATGATAATTGTTTCGAGACGATTGTATTTACCCAAGTCAGGGCGGAAAAGAACTCCTACTCTAAACTTAAGAGTTCCTTCCATGAGCTCTTGCTGGCCTTTCCATCCAGGAAGTTGATCACCCAAGGGAGGTCCATTGTAATGACCCACACAAGTAAACGGTTTCCTGAACTCTGTGGGATATTGAACCCAGAACCCTACACGTAGTCCAGCTGATATATGCACATTGTTCACCATGATTTACAGCTATCACCTAAGACAGTAGGGTGACAACTTCATTTTCTATAGATTTTGCTCTGAAGCCCATTCGTAGGCGCTGTTCATCACGTCTTGACCATTCTCAAAGAAAGTGGCAAATTCTGTTTCTGAAAGTGTGAGAGTGTAAGGAACATCAATAAGACGCACTTCGTGAATTTCAAACACCGCTGGATGTCCAGGTTCACCTGGATCGTTCAACGAAGGCATTATGTCAGGTGATGACCGTTCAGTCATCACCAAGTCTACTTCACAGATAACTGATTTGATCTGCTCTGTAATCCAGAACTCTTTTAACTCAAACGTGATATTCAACGGTAATTCTCCTTCAAATAAGTAGTAATATCTTCAGCGGCTTGGTGCAGTTCTTTGGTTTTGTATTTCTTACCAGTGATTTCTCCAGCAGCATCAGCGAGAGCTCGCTTGGTCGTACCTCTAATAGTCATACCTGCGCTCGCGATCCTGCATTGTCCTCTCAGTTGAGCGATTTCGAAATGCTTGAATTCTTCGGGGCTTTCCAGCTGAATTACTCTGCTTTCTGGGTAATCTTCTTGCAGCATTTCATACGCACTATCACGGCTTTCTGCTGTAACGGTTGCACCGAATTCGCTTCCGCATTCGTCGGTAAGCACTGCGTGAAATTTAGTCATGGTAGCCTCCTAATTTACTGTGCCCCTAGTGTAACCCAAGGACACAGCAAATGACAAGTATTACTCCTGCGTAAAGCGGGCTATCTCGAAGAACTCACTACATGGGCGGGTCCATATTGTAGTAGACATAGGTCCTTCGTTTTTGTAAACAACGACAGGGATCATAGAGTGTTCTTCAATAGCGAACGCTAAGATCTCGTATCGTTCTTTGGTTTTCACGTGCCACCAGTAGCCGAACTTCGGCAAGTATTGTGAACTTGGATCACGAATTGTCATTTCTTAACCTCTTTGCTCTTTCTGTTATGAAGTCACAGTGTGGTTTCTCTTCATCGCATCCACAACTCGTGGATCTACATTCCATGAAACCTTGTCTGCATCCTGGATAATCAGCGTTCTGTTGATCTATTTTGGCTTGTTTGATAAAAGGATCATCACGTTTACTAGCAGCCCAAAAGGCGGGATCCAGTTTAATAGGCAGGAAAACCAGAATACCGACGATCACCAACGGACCGTAAAATACGAACCATTCCATCAAAACAATATTTCTACATCAGGAAGCTGTAAGAAAATACTTTTATCAATATCCTCTGTATCAGCTTCTTTCAGTACTTTCGTAAGCCTCTCGATCATAGACTCAGTTAATTTCACGTCTACAAACTTCTCTTGGGCATCCTCTTCAACACGACTTTCGTAAAACGATTTTATTCTTTTTGGTAGATGAGCACCAGAATGGAATCTGTAAGAGACACGAGCCACATAAGTTGAACCTTGACTACCGTAGTCAACATCCCAAGGAAGATCAGCTTCATAGATGGATTCATCTTCAGAATCCATGATAATATCTAGTTTATCAGGGTCGGTAATAGACTGCAGAGCTTTCATGATATAGATTTGGTCTGAGTAAGAGAACTTAGAAGTCCTATCCTCTGTAAGTGTCACACCTCCAGTTAAATTGTATGTAAACATCGTCGGTTTACAATCAGTGACCCGAAGCCCACGGAAGAAAATGTGATTTGCGGGTTGATTGAAGATTTGAACGTACCCATCTTCGTAGATCAAGTCCATGTCAGTAGGCATAAATATGACCTGCTCGTTGTAAGCTGTCTCCATTTCTTCGCACTCGATGATGATCTTAGTAGTATTCTCTGATCCTATTAGAACCCTATCTTCTAATTGACTTGACCAGCCACCTTCATCACGTGTGTTGCTTTCCAACTCGCGGACAGCCATCCATGGCTCCCAATGCTTGCCGAGCTCTGTCGTGAAAGCCAGCTTCTCATACGACCAGCGTTTTAGCGGTGAGTTCCGATTTCGCATACGGATCATCCCGAATTCTTTGCCGCGGAAGTCTTCCGCTTTGACATAGAATTCATATTCAACCTTACCCAAAAAGAGGCGAAAAGTGCCGCCCAAGCGAAGTGTCACTGCGATCGCATATTTGAGACCTGTACCAAAGAAACCAATCGGGTTCTCGCCGAGTTTTACATTGATACCAAAAGTGGTCGCCGCTTCTAACGGCATAAGTCCTTCGTTTTGAAAAACAATCATGAAATAGGCTCCGCTGTGAAAAACCGATCACCTTTGTTAGAAGGTCGAACAGAAAATGCGCTAAAACCCATTTCTTTACCAAGCTCTTGCCACGCATAGTTCGCCATCTCTTGTTGGCTAGGTGGTGAGCCACATTGCAGCATGATCATCGGTGCAGGTTTAATGTGATCAAGCAGTCTGTCTAGCTGCTCTTGAGTCATTTCGAACTCTTTCATTTATTTTCCTTTATTTACAATTATCACTATCGCAACTACGATAGCAGCGGGCCAGAAAAACAACAAGCAGAAGCCAAACAAGATCCAAAGCATAACTGTCGGGTCTTTAGCTTTCTTTTTGTTAGGATTTACTCTGACTCTGTTGTGAAGCTGTTCTCGTTGCTTAGGGGTCATATCAGAATTCCCTCATAGCTGTGTTCTATGAAACCCTCAGCGAACAATGTAGAGTTAACTTCACCTGAAGTCTTAATTTCGTCGAACCATACGTTAAAGTTCATTATGCTGAAATGCTTAATGGGTATGATAGGTGTGAACTCTCGAGCACAAACTCTCATAACAAGATCTCCGCCGTTAGTCTTAAACACATCACCATAAAGCCATTCGTCATGACATATAAGGTGGACATGTGCTCCGGTTTTCAGACAAATCATTTTGGTAGCCTCCTTAGCTGTAATTAGTATGCACCATGGAGGCTACCTATGACAAATTCTACTTATCCGTTCTTACGTGTAAATTTCACGGTCTCGAGCTGACGATGAATTTTGACGTTGCGGCGAGCCATGTGACGGAAGACTTGACGAGTAGGCTCAATCTCTGGATATTCGATCTTGGCGTTCGCCTTGCGTTTTGCAGTCAAACGGTCGATTGCTCGGTACAGTCCGTTTCGTTCCGGCTCTGGAGATTTGTTCGAAATGTTCCAGTTGTTGTTGATCAAAAGCTGAGCCTTGTTCATTTTATAACTATCAGACTCGTGACGAGTTCCTTTCCTACGAAAACGACGCGCTATTTTCTTTGCGATGCGTGACATTATGTAATCCTCTTAGTTGTTGAAGTGAGATTGGTCGTTTAGTGATCCACTGGACCCATAGGGTCTTGGGCGGCGGTGAAGTTGATATTCCAGCTTTCCATTTCGTAAGGCTTTTGCCCCTCAACGGTCAGCAATTCATGCATGAGTTCCGCGCAGATAAATGACATTGCTGCGGATTGATCTTTGAACGGTGGTGGCATGGTCGAGTTCTGCCCCTTGCCCTTACGCTCATCAATCACATCCCATTGTCCCGGTCCACCACGCAGGCGAAACAAGCGTCCAACCTCATGGCTTGTAATATCCCAATGCCCGTAGTTTCTGTGGACAACGCTAAAGCTGGTTGGCATAATCTGGTCCTTTAAATGTTTGAAGGTGCAGCGGCTTCGATAACGTCACTTGCTGCGCCTATTGTTTCTGAGAATATGCGTTCAAATGCTTGATCCCATCCGTGTCTCATAGCCTCGTACCGATCAGTGATGTTCCGATCCTCAAGGCCGCAGCCCATACCCTGATCGTGGTATTCAGGCTCGTGCTCTAAGGCGGATTTTACTTCACTTAGTGCCGCTTCAAGTTCTTCTATTCTTTCTGCAGCTTGCACGCCTGCCTGATCGAACCAGTGCTTTACCCACGATGAATCACGCAATCGCTCTGTTAGTTTTCGTTGGTCCATCTTTATGTTCCTTAAATGGTTTCTTTTCTGTTGAGTTGCAGCGCCAGCAAAAACATGGCGCGGCGTATATCTTTCGGCATAGTCCTAATCGGCCCCAATGCGAGGCCCAGACGGGCCTCAAGTATGCTGCGGGCCGTGATGCACGTTAGGTCATCCATCGGTTTCGTTGCGCGTTGGTCGCACACTATTCAGCTACATCATCGCCTCTTGCAGCTTGGTTTTCACAAGCGCGGCTTCGCGACCCTCTGGCATCTGGTCTAGTGTTTCCATCGCGTCTGCAATGCTTTCGGCGGTGGCGTCCGCTGCGGTAAATTCTTTCATATCATCATTCCTTTTCTGTCAGGGTTTGTGCGCCGTCAGTGGCGGGATTCCGTTGTAGGTGGGCAGAGGGGTCATGTTTACACTCCAGATCTCAGATCATTTCTTCGTGATTCTTTTCGCCGTAGTTGACTGTTGACGTGAGATTGGTCGTTGAATATTGACTTTATCACCTGCGGCTTGACCTTGACCATAGGCATCCATGTTCGCTTTCATGCTACGAGAGCTACTTTTGCGAAGTTTAATGTCTGGCAGCATGGATTCCATTCCTTGATCTACAAGTGCCATTTTGATTTCCACGAGATCATTACCGGTGCTGTCTGTTTGCACTGTTCTGCTCTCAATAATTTCGTTGATCTTATAGTTAACCCGCTCAGAAAAGCCGATCATGAAGGACCAGTATTGCGTGTGACGGCTCGCGCTACTCTTTGGGTTTGTAGCGAGGAACTCTTTCCAGCCTCGATCCATGCTGTCGTGGATAAGCCCAAGAAGAAACTCAGCCATCTCGACATCATTTATCAAACCAAACATTTTGAGATGTTTCTTGGAGTTTGTGGAAGATGTCCAAGGTTTCACATTGCAAAAACGACCGATGGTCGTAGCGCAGTATTTCTGAGAAGGGTGAATTATTTTCTGCTTCTGGGTAAAAGACCCTTCACGCATATCACGTGAGAATTCTACAGACTTGAGATCAGCTTCGGTGATACCATGCTTCTCCATCAGCTTTTCGGCAATGGTCAGCGCAGCTATGGCTTCGTCTTCAGTCGCGCCACGCTCAGGGATTTTGGCCTTGAGCGCGGCAATTTTTGCGATCATGTCTTGATTTTTCACGGTAGCCTACTCTTCCTCGGTTGGAGTTATCATACCCTCTAAGTAGTGGTTAGGAGCAATAGTGTATCCAAGTTGGATAAAAGAATCTGCGGCCCACGCTCGCAAAAGGTTTAGAAAGTGCATTGAGTAATCCTTTGTTTATACTACTTAATATAACCTTAGGACTACCCAATGACCAGTTCTATTTATCCTGTCGGAAACAGATACTTACTAACAGAGTATGGAGTCAACGCGATCCGCACTTTGTTTGTTCTGTCTGGGCTCTCTGCGTAAGCCACGAATCCACCTGTTGAGATGTTATCAAACGGCCATTCCATATTTATACGGCTCAAAATGAAGCTTTCAGAACATCGTCCTGGATTAATGATTTTAAGAATTTTCACAACTTGCTGTAGTTCATGTTCGTAAATTTCTGGTAGCATGGTAGCCTCCTAATTGCTATAATTTATAGTAACTCGGGGATTGGCAAATGACAAGGTTAGTTATTCACAAAAGTCGGGGCCGACCCAACTACCTATGGATCGACCCCTGTTGCTTTGATTAAAAATCAAGTGCTCAATAAAGAGCAGCACCTATGACTCTCTGACCACTGAGGTTCCGTCAATCTTACCAAATGCGCTCTACCACTGAGCTACCCGCCAGCAGTCCAACTAAAGGGTGTTGGATGGCGGGGCTGGATTCGAACCAGCGACTTCATTGTTTAAGAAACCTCTTGTCTCCAGTCACTTTGTTTCTCACATTGAGGGGCATAAGTCTCTCAAATATGAGTCACGGGAATTTGTTTACTCCTTAGAGTTTTTCCACCCGCATAGTTCAGTCTCAGTCTCAGTCTATCCCCTATGGGATCTATGGTGCATCAGGTCGAGCCGACTTGTCCCGATTCTTAGAGACAGTTACTTCCCCTCACGAGTGAGCTGATAGCCCGATGCAATAAGTTAGCCTTGGATATATCCGAAGATTTCCTTAGCAATGCTTAGATCTTTGACGTCAACAGTGTTCGCTCGTTGGCGAGCCTTCTTGACAGCCGAGATCATTTTGTCACACCGAAGAATCATCGCCGATTTCTCGTGCGGTGTGATCATGCTTGAAGTGTGAGTTGTTTCAATACGAGCTACGGAAACGTCTTCGTTCCATTTCTCCACTTGGGCTGGATGCTCTTTCGTTGGCTCTACCAGGATTCGTGATTTAAGAGACTTTTCAGTCTTCATAGACACAGTAGCTTCTGAACGATAAGTACCTTCACCAAGATTGGCGTCCGGTGTCCATTTGATAGACATTTCCAGAGTTGGAATGTTAAGGATCATTTCCCGAACAGCTTTGAGGCGGCTTTCCATGCCCAAAAGAAAGGTCGCTGGGACATCTTTGAGGATGGTGGTCCCATCTACAATGAGGTCTGCTCGAGCACGTCCATTGGCCTCTTCAAGCTGCAACAGAGCATCATAATGGCGACCTATGCTTTTGAAAGCGTGATCAAGCTTGTCGGCGACAGTAGTCACCATTTGCTTGTTTTCCACAGTGTTTTCACCTTCGCGGCTACTTTCAAAGAAATTCACTGTTTTGGACTGACCGCGAAAATGGTCAGGTTTTTTCGCAAACACAGTACTAGTCTCGGTAGTCACCGCTTGCGCTGCGTTGGTGGTGTCAGCCATTACCGCTAACAACTCATGAAGTTTCGCCATTATTACTATCTCCGTTATGTTTAATTCTTATAAGGTATATTAACCTTACAAATTACCAATGACAAATTATTTTTGTCTTCCAAAATTCATTATTCTTATAGTAGTTCCTTGAGATCCACCGAGACCATTATCTACGTCTGGACAATCGTAAGCCCAAGCGTGGAACTGTGGAACCTTGATCCACTCGTAGTTGTACCAAAACTCTGTCGCACGTTCTCTTTGGAACGCCGCCCATGACTCTCGAGCAGCCATAGGTGGTTTCCCACCCATACCTTTGAGAAGTTTCTGTTTGAGTTCTTCGTGGTTCATGCGTCTACCGTAGCCTTTCTCATGACTTCAACACCTTCAGATAAAGCTTTTTTCGCCCATCTTTTTGCAAAGTATTTGTTATCTTCTGGTGGTCTAGGGCAGATTTCTACAATCCGATTATCTGATACTGAAACCACTAAACCTTGGAACGTACGAGTTTCTAAGGTATCTGAATATGTGCAATCTACTTTAATCCAATCTCCTATTACTGGACAACTCTTATAGATCCAAAGTCCCCAACTCATTTGAACATATCCAATTGCTCTGCATCCATATCAAGAGGGTCTCGGATCCCAAGGAACTGAGGAAAACGCGGCTTATCTTTCACACCAATCTTAAAGTATTTTATCTTTGCAATTTTACCGATCAGCTCATCCCGTTGATTCCAGTAACCTTGTCTGCTGTTTTGGGTAAGTCCTTCCCCACCGCCGACGTGACCATCAAAGTCACGCCCATCCCACAACTTTCCTGATATCTCGAAGCCGCCGAGAGTTCCTTTGCCGAGCAAGTTTTCTTTGTGTCCAGAGCGCTGAGTGTTCCCAAGAGCATTTTTCTTAGCTTCGTTGGTATTCTCATTCTCTTCATAAAAGCCTGTAATAAGAACTTCTGTATCTATCCAGCCTCCTTCTTTCATTTTGATGCACTCACATTGCACTGGAGAACCTCGGCCAAATTTATAGTAGGAGTCAGGTCGACGCAGAATAATCCCCTCATGCCCAAGAAGGGTCTGCTCTTCGTAGAATTCCCACACCTGCTCCATGGTATGAAACAGAGTTGTCTCAGCAGGTAAAACTTTGACTTGTCCAACCCATAAATAGTCACAGATTTCTTCAACAACTTTCATTCTTTCTTCAAAAGTTCCTGGTTCATCCCATTTATCAAACACATAGAACCGCATGTCTTCATGAGGTTTGTTAAACGACATGACAGCAGAGTCTGTACGAGAATAGCATCCTGAAGCATATGGATCACCACAGATGATCTCACCATCTAAGCCTCGTAGTATATCTTTGTTATAAGCAAAGAAAGATTGAAGCTGCTCTGATCTGGCAGCTTTTAACGATCGAGTAGAAGCAACGCCAGAGTGGTTCTCAAAAATACGAATTCCATCGTATTTGATTTGTCCATAAAGAGGAAGCTGTTTTGCAACTTTCTCTTCAAAGAATTTTCCTGCTAATAGTGGTTTCATGGTAGCCTCCAATAATTGAACTTTATTGTAGCACAGTAGCCGCCAAACTGACCAAACCTTTGTATCCCTGCCCTATACGGTGGGGCAGGGACGGCCTTGAATGCTGTAGGGGTAGGGCAGGGTAAGCAACGGCATCTAGCGCGTCCCTAGAGCTCGTGGTAAGCTATAAATTCCCAAGAACCGCTGAAATATTCTTTATCATTAGGGGCAGTTTCTTCAACAGCTTCTCCGATCTCAGAGAACGGATCTAGTCCGGTCTTGTATCCATTCGCTATCATTTGTATCTGCCCAAAGCAGATGTCTTCTTGCTCTGGGCAAATATGAGGTTCGTGTCCTCCATCTATTGTGTGATGTTTGAATACGAAATCGAATATTACAGTGTCGGCGATTTTTAGTTTCTCAGAGTCTCTTAAATAAGGACAATCAAAACATGGTGATGTACAAGTCATTAGAATGGAACCTCCATCTCTCCTGGATCAAGTTCAACGGGAGAAGGCCAATCACGAGCACCATAAACTTTGTCCCATGATATTCTACACTGATCTAAGCTCCCAAGGTCGTAATGGTATAATCTTTTCTTAGTTCTCTGGGTTCCTCCTGTTCCTTGATCGTACTCCTCTACAGTAACTCGCTTTTGCATTTTGTTTATGTGGGGAATAACACTTTTTAAGAAACGACCTAAGAGAGTGGCGTTGCCTCTTCTCGCAAATTTCCATTTGTCAGCGTAATTAGTGTAGTCTTTTTCAAGCAACTCTGTTTGAACATCACGCATCCAGCTGTCGTGACCTTCTAGTACGTAACCGTCCCAGAGTTTGTGATACCACCATTCTTCTTCAACACCCATAGACATTAGTTTCTGTTCGTTTAGCGCCTCAGTTTGAGGTACGTTACGAACTTCGAAATCAGTCATATCTACATTTTGTAGATGGTACAGTAAAGCTTCATATCCACCATTATCCATTTGGTGAGTTAGTGACTTAAAGAAACCTGAGTCTTGTTTACGACCGTCCCCCATATCTAGTACGAAGTAACGGCGCTCGTCCCCTGTGGCCCTGATAACGTGAGGGTCATTCGAAGCCATGATGAGGTGAACGTAGTTGGGATAGGGTTCGGTATCAATTCCTTTGGCTTCAATTGGAATACTGTCCTCAGTGATAAGCATCTTGAGAACACTTTCATGTCTCTTATCACCAGCGAAAAAAGCTTCATCCGCAAACAGAGATATAACGTCTCGTAAATGAGCGTTGAAGTTTCCGACAAGGTGTGAAGGATTAGCAACGTGAAGATGGTGTCTTCCAAAGAGCCTGCCGAATGTTCTTGCGAAATAGCCTTTACCAGTACCTTTTCCTCCTCTAAGGACAATCGCAACTTCTCCCGGACTTGCAGGTGTCTGAACAACTCTTGCCATCCACTTAATGAGGTAATCATAATGTCCTTTGTCTCCACTGCATACGTTTTCTTTTAGATGCTCTAGATAAATAGAACAATCGCCGGGAATTGGCTCTACATTAAATCCTCGCCATAAATTATAAACTCCTGGTTGATCACCCTGAGGCATGAACTTCATAGTGTCGTATTGTCTACGCATTCGGTGATTAATCCAATACTTACCCAAGGGGATATGAACAGGATCACCCTTGTCAGTAGAACCGATTTGAATTTGAATGTTACCATATCTGTTACGAACATCTTCGAAACTTGACATTGTGATACGACTGCGGTGCAGAACATCATCCTCGATCTCCTCGATGACGCGGCACTTTCCTCCAATGTTACCGATAATTGCATGTCGGTCGTTCATCTTTGTTAGATGGGGATCTTCACTGTACTCTTTTGCCCGCTTGATCTGGCGAATTGCATACTTTTCAGCACCTCCTTTGAGCTCAACAATACTGCTCGCAATCCCCCACTCAGGGTCGGTCAAAATTGCAAATATAACACCGTCTGGAACGTTACATCTGGCCAGCGAACACACGCAATCAAACAGCCAAGCAGACCGAGAATTATCACCCTCTTTTGGTTGATCTGGATGCTGTCCTTGTGCGATAATAACCTTAACTCTATCGGGAACTTCCCACACGTCTAATTCACTTAGGTCAGCAATTTTTTCAACATTCCCAGGAATATCAACTTTGATACCGTACTCACCACCATCATGGCGTCCAGGACCTGAAGTTTGAACTGCCTGCGCTTTCTTGAAATTTTCTATTGAATAAGAGTTTTTCTTGTCAAACTCTAACAGCTTTGCGAGTTGCTCTGTGCGGCCTTTTTTGCGTTTCTTTGCATCAGGAACGTTAACTGTCCCAGGAAGTCGCATTATCCTGTCTACGTTGTGGCAGTGGTCGCCTCCGAACACTTGTTCTAGACGTTTGTTGTATAGTTCAAATTCACTCCACGCTGTTTCAGTTCCATCTATTCGGAAAGGTTTATCTAATTTCCAGAAAGCCTGATATCCACCACCGGAGAATATGATCACCGTTGGTTTTTCTATGCCTTTTGGTAAACGATCAGTCAATACGCTCAGGATACGCTCTCGTTCCATTTTAATGAAACCATCCATATCTTTTTCGTCTGCTGAAGCTTCCGCTGGGTCTATATCGACATGCAACCAATGAGCTTCAAACATGTCTTCTTTGTTTGGTTTTTTGACTCCACTTGACTTTAGAAAAGCAATGTTAGGCTGGTTGACCGTGAAATATATATTGCGATCACCGTTGTATTTTTCAAGCCAAAACATACACTCTTCAATTGATTTCGGACCGAACGGTTTTGTGTCAATAGCTTTACGATCTGTTTGAATTGAGGTGAGAAGCCAAGGTCCCTTTGGGTAGAACTTTTGTAGGAAATCTATAGCGCGTTGTGACTCACCTTTCATTCCAGAAAACCTCCAGTTTAATGGAAGGCGCTTTGCCGTTTTCCATAAGGTTGTACCAATATCGAGTAATTCCCATAGAGTCAGCGCAATACTGTTGGGTACACCCAGAGCGACGTCTCATTATGAGACACTCCTCAGCTTTGGTTAGTGGATCAACAGAAGCTACGATAGCTAGACTATCAACCCCTTGTGTTTCCATCTCGCTATATTTGCGTCGCTTGACGCCAGAAATAGCTGCCATTTGTTTCTGACTGAAACCCATACGACGTCGATAAATTAAGCTGCGTTCTCCTTGAGAAAGCTCAAGAGGCTTTCTGTCTGTAGTCCGTTCGGGTAATAGAGCAGGGCTTTTGATATCATTTCCGGTCTCGTCATGTTGTCCCATAGTTTCTCTTCCTTGATCTGCTTTCCTGACCAAAAGAACCAAGACTTCTGAACTTGCGCACACACTAGCGCCAATCCTCCTCGATGTTCTCTTCGCCAAAGCCAGACTTGCTGCTCTTTGGATAAAGGGTGACCGAATTTCACTGGTTTTGTATCTGCCGTCTTAGGCCAATATCTTAACCACTTACATTCGATCACCCCGCCGATAAAAAATACGTCCGGAATTCCTAGTCCTGTAGAAGGACTCTCGATTGACACCGCGTCAAGCGTTTTAAGCCTTTTAACTAAGTTTGAACGTGAGGTAGCTTCCGACATATCGTGAACCTTTATACTAGCTGTTGAGGTGGCAATTGACAACCTCTAGTTATCGGGGAATTACCACTAGTTCTACGCCAGATTCACTAAACATAGACTTAGAGATTTCAATCTGTTCTGCCCATCTTTCGGCGTAATCACTACTTAAATCTTGGGACACAACTCTCTTAATACCATGTTGAATAATCAGCCCACAGCAGGAACAGCAAGGAAATTCGGTGGTGTAGAGAGTGGCCCATTCAAACCCAAGAAGTGGTCGTTCTCGATGCATCAATCTTGCCCCTTCGACGAGAGCGTTTGCTTCTGCATGTATTACTCTTGGGTATTTTTGAGTACGATCGTTCAGTCTTTCATCACTTTCTAGTACTCCACTAGGAAATTGGTTGAAGCCTACGGAGAACACAGCGCCCCCAAGAACAACCACTGAACCTACTTTCGTGGAAGGATCAGGACTGAATTTGCTTGCATGAACTGCGTGTTTCATAAACATTTTATCATCATTCATCGTTCAGTTACTCCATCGCGCATCATGTAAGATTTGTAAACACATCGAACTTGATGTTTGCAGTCATCCAAAGCATAATGGTAGATTCCTTTGCGAGGAATGGTCTTTGTGTTAAGACCAGCCATGTCGTAGACAGTTCGAGTGTCTCGGGTATTGTAGAACTGCCAAGGTGGTCTAACGCCGACTAACTTACAAGTTGCTTCCCATAAGACACTATCAAAGTTAGATCCTTGAGACCAAGCGAATTTTAACTTATTTTCTTTCCAAAAATTGTTGAATCCATTGACAACAGTTTTTAGATCCATCTGGTTTGGTTCCAAAATTTCTTTAGCAGAATCGCCTTGCGAATCCCACCATTTGATAGTGGATGGATCTTTGAAAGCTCCACATGCAATTTGATCTTCTTCCGTAATATTCTTGTAGAACTCTGCGCCCAAACGAGGAGTTCTAGGATCAAAAGCAACAGCGCCGATTGAGCGAATGACACAACCCGCTGAGGTACCAAATGTTTCTAAGTCTATCATACAGTGTTTCAAGTTATGTTCCTTCGATATGTTGGTGGGAACCATCAGAGGCGATACCCCATTCTCGTTTGCGATTTATTACGAGTTTAGCTTCAACCTCTTTCATTAGGTCAAATCCGTTTTTCTCGCAAATCTGAATTAGGAAAAAAGCTACATCAGCACATTCCTCGCCGATAGACTTTTTTCCCATTCCGTTGGAAATAGTTGAAACAAGTTCAGCCATCTCTTTGTTACCACGGATTGCGATTTTCAATTCAGGATTTACTCCGAATTGTCCTTCGGCCCAACCGAGGACCTGTTTCTGAAGTTGAGAATTCATGTTAAACCTTTTTCTGTCGCTATGTGTTCTATGCTTACCACACATTTCAGCTTTGAGAGTTCCTTTGAAATTACATCCCTTTACACTACATACATCAGACACTCTTAATTTCTCCCCACGAAGGCCCAACTTCACAGTCTACTTTGAACGGCACAAGTGGACGACAACGCTTTAGAACGCAGTCTCTCATTATGTCTCCGACAGCAACAGCTTCTGCAACTGATCCGTAACTACCATCAGTCTCATCGTGGACCTGTAGTTGTAGATAGGCGTCAGTTTTATCAATCTCTACCAAGGCAAGTTTAGTTTGATCGGCAGAAGAACCTTGGATAACTCTGTTCAGGGCTTTGTGGGTGTAATCGTAAGAACCATCATCTCGTTGTTCAAAATGAAGGTGTCTATTAAATATTGTCTTGACAAATCCTTTAGCTTCAGCCCTTGCTGACGCAGCTTTCGCCAAGGCTCCAACGAAAGGTGCTTCTCTGTCGAACTTATCCAGTATCTCTTGACCCTCTTCACCAGCCATCTCTTTATAGTAACCTGTTCCCATATCCATTCGGGCTGACATCGCATCTTCTTTGCTGTCATGGTACTCAATGCGGCGTTTTTTACCCCATCCTGAGATATGTGCCCAACGAGTAGGTTTGCCGATGTCCACGCAGAGTTTAGCTCCACCTTCTCCGTAGCATAACCCAAGGTAGATAGCCTTAGAGAATCCTCGCTCTAGTTTGAATTGCTTTGGGCTTTGCGACATCCACTTATCGACAATGCTGTCACCATTAACTATACGAGTCATCATTTCATGATTGTCTGTACTTGGGTCTTCACGATAACGCTTGGCGGCATCTCTTGCCTTTGGGAAATCCATGAGCGCTGCGAAATGTGTCGTCCACCTAGGCTCTTGTTGAGAGTAGTCGTTGCAGCCCCAGATTGCCCCTTCCTCTGGTATGAAGATCTTCCTCCATTCACCGGCGATTACAGGGTCTCGATCAGGACTTGGTTGTTGTTGCAAGTTAGGATCAATGGCTGATAGTCTACCGTAGCGAACACCTTTTTGAACACCGCTTTCTGTTTCTGCTGCAATCTGTTTGAAAGAACAATGTATTTTACCTTTGACAGCATATTTATGGATTGACGCAGAGAAAGTTGTCCTGATCTTATTTACTTTACGTGCATGAAGAATAGCGTTAGGGACAGGATGGTCTGAACCTCCGAGCAGAGCTTTATCAATCTGTGGTGCTCCAGTCGTAGTTTTATTGAGTCGCATACCTATATCTTCAAGAGCAGGAGCTATGAGGTTCGGTTTCCAGATGTTGTCCAACCCAATAGAGACGCCTGTCTCACGTTTCACAAGGTCTAACGCTTTTTTCTCTTCGTCTAAGGCCCATTTTTCAATAGACTCTAGTTTTTCAAAATCAATCCGCACACCACGACGTCGCATTCTTACGAGTACGGGGAGAACGTCTGTTTCAAGGTCCCATATCTCACGCAATCCCGCCGCCTCAATCTTCTCTTCTTGCATTCGTAGGATATCAAGTGGAGAGGTGACGTCTTGTTCACCATAAGCTCCGACGAAACGAGCTGGTAGCCGCCAAAGACCTTTCTTTGCATCCAGTCCATGTGCTTTTGCTGCTTCAATAAGAAGCGTCTCATCTTTGGCTTCAATTCCGTGACGCTTACCGATGTTAGTGAGAGAGTAGGACCATTCAAGTTCATTGATAAGGGGATCGGCGATTTGTATATCTCTGAATTTAGCATCTCTATGCCATTCAAATCCATCGTTGTATCCGTAGTCGACATCATAGGCAAGATTTGCCCCAACGAATTCCCCTCGGTAATTTTTGATGTTATCTCTAAGGTATCGAAGGACTTCTGTTTCGTCCAGGTTATCACCTCCTTCGTGTCGAAAAGGTAAATAGTGTTTAGGTCCTCCATCAATGGCAAAAGCCCATCCAACGGTATAGCCGTCTCGCATTTGTCCGGTTCCCAGTCCAGCACTGATTGATGGATCTCTTGTTTCAGCATCAATAGCTATCCTTTTTGCACCAGCCCAAGAAGGAAGGTCAGAAATAGAGGGAGGTCTCCATTCTGCTTTGGGCATGAACATCGACATTTGCAACGGGGACTCTCCGCTGTTCCTAGCTTTAGCTTCTTGCTGTTTAGTCTGCTTTACCATTGATGACTTCCACAATTCTTGCTGTTCTATTCATAGGGGTACAACACACAGATATTTCCTCTATCTCTCCTTTTACGTGATACCATAGACCGTTAATTCTTTTCTTTTTAACTTCATTTAAAAGTACTGAAAGGCCAGATATTCCACATTTATCAATCCAAAACTGTGTGGTTTCATCGAACACTGTTCCTTCGCACCATAGACCATATTCTTTTTCTTTAATGATATCCCATCTTCCAATAACTTTATCTGTGTTGTGTTCAAGAAGCATTGGTCTAGCGAATGTTAATTTCTTTAAGTCTTTCTTAAAACACCCTTTAACTATTACTTCACTTTCAATATCAATCTCACCAAACACTGATGCCCATCCTTTAATGATCATTAGAGATCACCTGGACAATAACCAAATGGGAAAGGATGATTAATACCGACGTCTGTGGACGCGCTAGAAGCGGTGGCTTGGGTGGTGGCACCGTTAGAACGTCCGCTACCCCCTGTTTTTTGCCGCTGGGTGGCCGTTAGCGGCGCAAGGGGGCCAAGGGTACCACCTGCATCCAGTTGCACTTGTACGGCGTCCATGTAAGCACTGATTAAGCCAATCAGAACGCTGAGGTCAGTATCGTTGTGCCATTCAGCAATTCTAAGACACAGTCCAGCTTCTACCTCTGGTACCTTTGCACTGTTCACAAAATTACGATACTTTTCTTTAGCTTTTTCACGGCAATTCATGAGAACATGAACGTGATAGCATCTGTTAAACTTTCTTCTACTCACATATCCTTCCTTAGCTTTAATTAAATACGACCGAGCCTTGTCCAAGTCTTCAAGACCGTTTTTCTTGTACCAGCGAAAAGCATACTTGGAAGCCGCCGCCTCGAAATAACCAAGGTCAACGTCCATCGCCCAATCCCAGTGTTGGTAAGCTGCGGAGTAGTGATTTCCACCTACTTGAATTGATTTCATTTTAATCTCCTAGGTCGTGACACATATCCCAAGTGTCATGATAACACAAGTGGTATACGTCGACAATTTCTTTGGCAACTTTATGAGAATTGAATTTAAAAAACTTATCAATTCTAGCCATCATTACTCGTATATTTTTGTTACCGAGCATTTCCTGATCTTTACACCACATATAAAGTTCTAGAATATCTAATCCCTTAAACCATGTTGTTTCTTCTGGGTTTAGTGAAGATAAATTGTGACAACCGAAAACAGCAGTGTTGATCATTATTTCTAAATTATTAAGATGATCTTTACCTACAACTCCATGATCTTTAGGTGGAGAAGGAATATCTCCAGTAAGTCTCTCTGGGATATCGTGCTCTAGTATAGCCCAAACTAAGACAAGAGGAGCAACAGGCCACATTAGTCTTAAAGTAGCTAACATATTAAAAGTATGGAGACCTACCGGATATTCTCCATGGTGAGCAATGGTATGACACCGACTGACTGCCGATGCCTCCCGAGTGAATTTTATTTTACTTAAAATTCCATCTATTTCATAAATCACGCTCTACGCTCCAACCATTCAATACAAGCCTTCTGCCAGTCAGTTGCGACAATATTCTCTGCTGAAGCGATTGCCATTTCAACACGATCAGGATTACCTTTATCTTTCCATTTTTCCCAAGAAAGCATCATCGGTACAGCAACACGTTTGAAAAACGGATCTGTGTAACCCATCACATTAGCGCCATCTTCCATGAACATAGACAGTTCGCTAAACCATGTATCGATTGAAGAGTTAACAATGTTGAAAGGTTCCACGTTACCAAGCTCGTAATCAGTGAACCCAGCAGACTGAGACAACAGAGGCTCTACTTTTTTCAGTGTTTCGAGATAGGCGTGGAAATTTGTGCTGATCTGCCAGTAACACCCAACAGGGACACCAATCCAAGAAGCCATAACTTCTTGCATGAATGACATATGAACAGCGTTGGCTCCGTAGGCTCCCCAGATCATATCGTTGCTGCGATTGAACACAGTCATATCGAGATGACCAGCTACGTTGATACGAAACGTGATGATTAGGTTGCATGGAAAGTCCTTACCTTCGAAACCAAGATCAGATGTCGCGTCCCACATTTGCAGAACAGTACGACGGTCGTCAGGGTTTGACTTGAGAGTGGCTGCTATAGTAGCGAGCTGATCAATCACGAATTCACCATCTGGGAAGTGGTTTCGCCAGCGATAGCCATAGGCTCCATGGAAATTGACTCCATCGTCAGTGTAGTTAACCATACCACTATTGAAGCGACTAATCCATTCAACATCACGACGACCTGCCATCATCCAGAGGCATTCCATGAAGTGGAAGAACGGATTGCAGTCACGTTCAGGAAGGAACATAACTCTTTCTCTTGGATGTTCGTAGACAGTTGTTACTGGTTGAGGCATTAGCTTCACTGGACCATTACGGCTGTCTCGCTGAACACCAGTTTCATTGATCATATCAACACCCAACAGAAGAGCGTCTTCTACGTTTCTTGCTTTGATAATGTGCATTATAGTAAAACTCCAAAGTGATTAAACAGTTGATCTTCAACTTTTGCTTTCATTGCTTGTGTCGCAGTTCCCTGGACTGCTTCTACATCACAGTTCCCATTTGCAAGATCGATCACACGTTGAGCCACCGTTTTCCGTTCAAACAATGGCAAAAGTTCTTGATTTGCATCGATCATACATTGGGCTGTTTTGATAGATTGGTTTCCGGCTTCCAGAACGATTTCAGCATACTCTTGAGAATCGGCATTTTCTGGAATAGCTATGTAATGCTCACCAGCTTTGAACAATTCAGAACCCATACCTTTTTGACGAGCCACGACCACACAACCCCGCATCATAGCATCAACAGCCACTCGGTTAAAATGACCTCCGACTTTAGAATAGTTGTTTGACCATGATGGATCAACAAGCACTCGAGATTCAACAAGATAATTGTCAACTTCAGTTTTGTCCCAATAGTCATGATGAGTCATGCCGTTTTCTATAGCAGCATCCCAAAACTTTGTCCCATCTTCATGGAAATAAGCATCTTTGCACTTTTCTTCACTGGTCATATAGCGATATTCAATGCCTAAGCCGGCTATTTCACGCATCTCATCGGACTTTTTGCTAGGCATATACCTGATAGCTTCGACTAGTTCATGAGCATGTTTCCACGCTTTGAAAGTTTGCATGTTTACGAAACCGCGAGACTTCCAGTCCCATCTAGCATAAGTACGAACAGGATTTTTCTGTGGGTTTAAGACCAATGCTCGTGGGACGTCTGCAAAAACCGCTCCATTGAGAGCACAAGGGTGAACACAAGCAAGCCCAGAAAGTTTATCTTGGATAGCCAGAAGATGTCCGGCTCCTTTCACTACGTTACCATCGTGAACAAACGCAATTTGTTTGGTAGTGGATGGGAGATCATACAATTCAGGCCAGTCATTGTTACCTAGATTGTCTTGATTTTTGCTTGGAACAGGCATTGTCCAGATAATGAGATCGTACCCGCCCAGAATTTGCTTGGCACCGCTAAGGTGAGCTCTGCCGCGATAAGGAATGCGATTTGTTTTTGCAAAGTTCCAGCCTTTGCCTTGGTGATGAGGAATGTTACTTGGTCCGAAAGACCAGTCTGCAGTTTTGCGTTGGTCTGATGCTTGGAATGACCATACGAGTTCTTTAAGTTGAACTGTGTGACCTAGTTCTTTAAGACCGCCGATCAATTGTTCGGTGTGATCAACAATACCACCGAGGTCCATGCACTTATGAAGTGCGACTAATATTTTCATTTGGGTTGTCTCCAACAGGTTATGTTTAACCACCATAATAGCAGAGGGCGCAAAAGACAAGTGCTAGTTGTCGCCCTCTTTTAGATTATTTAGGTATTTTGTATCGAGACCGTGGTCGTCCTTGACCCAAACGAACACGCTCATACTTGTCAAACTCACAAAGTTGGAACTGCACATCATGAAGGCACATCTCTATATCAGGGATGAACTTATCACGCTCAAACCATAGCTGCCAGATAACAGAGAACGCTTTATCTTCTTTTAGTGGTTTTGCAGTTTCATCTCCCAGAGCACGAGCCGCACCACGTCTGGCTCCTGGACCGATAGGTGTCCAATCATTCCAGTCAGTGGGGAAAGAGAACAGTCCATCAGGATCAGACCAGAAATCAGTGTAAGTAGTATCTAACAAGATCTCTTTTGTCATGAACCCAGAGCCGCCAAAACCGTTGATCTTTCGCATCTCAGTAGCAACTTTTTCCCAGCTTTGAGTTTCTTTAGCTATTGCAGTGAGAAAAGAGGCTTTCTTTTGAAGAGATTTGAGAAAATAATCAACTACCACTTCTTGTTTTGGAGCAGAGATACCTTGATTCGTGATAACATAGGCACCAGTGAAAACTCGCTGTTTGTTCGCTAGTCTGTCTCTAGCGAGTTCTTTAACCATATCCCAGTGTTCAGAGGTCATGTGTTGAGACTCAGTCCACCCAATAACAGAAGCGAACTCATAGGTTCCAAAATAACGGAATGTCGCAGCATTCATTAAAATAGTAACAGGGTCGGCGTTGAAATGTGGAGTGTAGAACCGCTCTCTCAGTTCATTACTGGTTCGGTCATGGTGTCTGTGGACATTGGTGAATTTGTAATCCCTCAGGATCTGGTCTTCGGTCCAGGGAAATGGCAAATCCGCCAGCTTTCGCAGGCGGATCTGTTCGCGTTCCTCAACAAAGCTGAAGAACGCTTGTGTCTGAAGTTCAGACATTATTCAGCAGCAGCTTTCGCAGCTTCTTTTTCGGCTTTCGCGTCAGCCTTGGCTTTGACAGCAGCTTCACGCTCAGCGATTTTCGCAAGTTTCGCATCTTCGCGTTCTTTTTTCTTGACAGCAGCAGCTTCGTCACGCTCAATTTTCGCTTTTGCTCGTTCGGCAGCCGCTTCAGCTTTTGCAGATTCAGGATCAGTCAAACCATGCTTCGTGTACCAAGCCGCTTTGCGAGCAACGAACTCTTCTTCGGTTGGTTCGGTGATGGTCATGATACCTTGACCAGTCCAGTTGTAGACGTCCCATGGCTCAGTGCCTTCTTTTTCAATGACGTCGACAATGGTCATGCCATCAGTGTAGTTCGGCCAGCGATGTGTCCGACCCTGAGTACCATCGTGTTCGCCAGTTTTGGTGATGGTTGAAAACATTTTCTGGTTCGGACGTTTGACCGTCTTCGCTTCAGCAGATTTGGCCAGACCACGCTCTTTGGGTTCAGCTTTTACTTTGACAGCTTTGGCTTTCGGTACTTCAGAAGCCTTGTTGTGACGCAGGAGCGCTTTCCAAGTCTGAGCAGCGCCAGCGGCTTGATCTTTGAAACCTTTGACTTCTGCGACGCTGAGGCTGACGGCCACTTCATTGCGCAGTATCAAAAGGTCTTCAATGGACAGTTGAGCCAAGTCTTCTTCAGCGTATTCTGTATCGTTAAAGGTGATGTTCATATCATTTCTCCGTTTATCTGATATCAAAGGTTGCCTCTGCTTGGGCATAATTAAGCCTAACTTATTCCCATATCCGAGGCAACCCTTAATTGTCCAGTAAAGACAAATAGTTTAGTTAGTCTGCACAGGCACCAGTTTTTCTACCGAACTCATCTAAAGTGCAAGACCCACCAGCATCTTCAACTTGAACATCATCAGCAGATTTGATAGGCTCATCGTAGTTACCGGCAGGACGATATGTTGTCAGACCTTTGGCACCATTTTCCCAAGCAGACATATAGATGTTTTTGAACTCGTCGTACGTAAAGTCAGAAGGAACGTTACACGTTTTAGATACCGCGCTGTCGCTCCACTTTTGGGCAGTACATAGAACAGCTACATGCTCATCAGCAGTGATGTTTCCGTTAGTTACAGTGCGACCCTTATGCCCAAGAACGGCAACGCCGTAGTCAGGAATCTCTACTGTCTGAACACCGGATGTCATGATAACATTACGTTTCTGTTTGTAGGCTATAACAGGTTCTACGCCAGACGATACATTGTCAGCATAAAGTGAGATAGTGCCAGTCGGCGCAATGCTGGTCAAGTGACTGTTGCGAATACCATGCTTCTTGATGAGATCGATAGTTTCCGGCCAAAGAGAGAAGACGAACTTGGAAGAGAGATAACGAGTTTCATCATATAGTGGGAATGAACCTTTTTCAGCAGCAAGAAGAGCTGATGCTTGATAGCAGTGATTTGCAATGAACTCTCCAAGACGATCTTGAAATTTAATGAACTCAGGAGTTCCGTATGGCATACCCATAGCTTCGAGGGCGTTCGCTAGACCAGTTTGACCGAGACCCATACGACGTTTCAAGTGGGCTTCTACACGCTGTTCAGGAAGAGGGTAGCGGCTCCGATCAATTACGTTATCCATGGCACGAACTACGTTCGGAATATCTTGTGCGAGAAGTTCCCAATCGAAAGTCCATGAACCGTTAGGAGTTTTGTGGAGATATTTAACAACGTTGAAAGAACCCAAGAGGCAAGCACCATAAGGAGGGAGAGGTTGTTCACCACAGGGATTAGTCGCCGCAATCTTTTCACAATAGTACAGGTTGTTCATCTCGTTGATACGATCAATGAACAGGACTCCAGGTTCTGCCCAGTCGTAGGTGCTGCGCATGATCATGTCCCACAAAGCACGAGCATTGACTTCACGATAATCAATGCCATTGAATTTCAATGTGAACATGCTGTCTGATTTGACAGCCTCCATCAGCTCGTCAGTAACAGCCACTGACATGTTGAAACCTCGGAGAGGCCGCATGTTCCAAGGAATGTTTGGATCACTGACCTGCTTTGCACGAATGAACTCTTCGATGTCTGGGTGATCACACCGCATAACCATCATCTGTGCGCCGCGTCTGTTTCCTGCTGATGATGTAGCTTTGCAGATTGCGTCATAGATACCAGCAAACACTAGAGGACCGTCTGTGGTAGAGTCTACACCTTTAATGATGTCACCCGAAGGACGTAGAGTTGAGAAGTCGTAACCAACACCGCCACCCTGTCGCATAGTTGTTGCCGACAGTTTAGCTACGTCCATTATGCTTTCTGGAGCGAATCCTAGGTGGTTTGAGAATTTGAAACTAATAGTGTTTCCATCAATAGAGTCAATGTATTGTTTGCGCTCTTCATCAGTTGGACCATCAACGAAACTGTCGTGTATAGTTGGCATAACAAAGCAATTGAATAGAGTTACGTTCTTGAGAGAACCTGCTCCAGCTTGAACTCGACCAGGAGGCATAAACCGCTGATCCATTGTGCATTCTCGAAATGCCATATAATGTTCGTGGTTATCTTGAAGGAAACCAGCTACCCGATTTGTGGCCTCTCTATGATCTTCATTTTTGCCTCGGTATTTTTCTGCTCCGACAGCATCGCAGTGTGGGTTTTGTGGACCAACCATTCGTCGTTTCTCCTGAGTTCGCATTTGTTACCTTTTCATTCTAACGACAGCTACATCATCTGCTGCTCTGGTTATCGCAGTATAAAGCCACCGCCATTTATCTTTGCGGAAACAGTTACTCTCGTCGAAGACGCAAACGCTGCGCCATTGTGAACCTTGTGATTTATGACACGTCAATCCATACCCGTAAGCAAATTCTTGAGCTTCTCTCTTTTCATACCAAGCGAGTTTTTCTTCTGTACCTAGGAAATGGTGTTCGTGAGCTGATATTTCGATTGAGGCCATGCTGTCTTCTGGATGCATAGACATGAACACTTTTTGGTCTAGGACCGCAGTGACATCAGATACTTCGAAGATAGCCCCGTTTAGCAACCCTAGTTCACTATTGTTTCTAAGGCAAACTAATCTGTCACCGACCACAGGGTATTTATCTTCAATACCTTTTAACTGACGAAGTTTGTTGTTAGTGAGACGCCGTGTGGTATTTTTGCCTACTAGAATCTGATCAAAAGAAAGCATTGCTTCTGGCTCTAGTTTCGTTCCCTCTGGGTAAACCACACAGTTATCACCGTAGTCACCGATTGTCAATGCTATCTGGTTGCGAGTCTCTGTTGCCATGCGGATGATAGGGCTTTCACCGGCTTGCCGATGGATATCTGTAAGCATGACATCAGGCTTTACGTTCTCGGTGAAGAACCCAGCGCCGCCGACTGGAGGTAATTGTGCAGGATCGCCCAAAACAAGGACAGGAACACCAAAGGATAGAAGGTCTTTACCCATACGCTCATCGACCATAGAGCATTCGTCAATGATAATAAGTTCTGCTTGACGTATTTCACTTTCAGTGTTTAGTACGAAGAATGGTTGTTCTGAATTATCGCTCTCAGCTTTCACATCTGATCGAAGACGTCGTACCTTTGGATGATCATCGATGAAATCAGCTTTCAAGTTAGCTGCTGATAATTCTTTGATTAAGTTCTCTAGTTCTAATTCGAGCTGAACTAATCTTACACGGCTTTTGTCTCTACTATGATAGATCAGGCTGTGGATGGTACAGGCATTTTCACAACCTTTAGATCGTAGGACGTGAGCGGCTTTGCCAGTGTAAGCTGCGAATATGACTTCGCCATCAATTCCTTCAGCTAGGTGTTTTGCAAGTGTGGTTTTACCTGTTCCCGCATACCCAAAGAAGCGGAAGACTTGAGAATCTCCATGATTGATCCACTCATTAACTTTACTGAGCGAGTCTTTTTGTTGGTCATTAAATTTCATTGTTGGGCCTCCTAAAGAAGTTTGGAGGGCAGCGTTGGGAGCGCCACCCTCCAGTGATATACCGTTTAGTCAGCCCGACCTAGAACGGCATATCTTCGTCGGTGTCTGCACTCGAACCACCACCACTCGAGGAGTCACCCGACCCTTGATCCGTGACCTTACCTTCGGTTTCAGTGGCCGCTTTAGCCAATCCACCTTCGATCATTTCACGGAATTCGCGTGCCGCAGTCAGCATCAACATACCAGCCTCGTCGGGCTTGATAAGTGAACTCATCCAAGTATCTCCGAACGGACGAATAGACAAGTTATAGAAACTCTTGCCTTTAGCAGTCTGTTTGGTCGTAGATACCTTGGCACGGTTAGCCATCAAAGGTGGAGCACCTTTGATTGTGTACATAGAAGTCCACCAATCTTTCTGCACTTTGATCTTAGTGCTTGAGAATGGAAGCACACAATATCCAACAGTTTCTGTTCCTGTCTCATCCAGGATGAGACAGTACACATAATGTGTTTCGATCAGATCCATGCCGTCTGGAGTTTTGAACGGCATACGTTTGCCATCTGCGTCTTCAGGAGGAATGCGTGATCCACCGTTTTTCTTGAGAATTTCCAGAACAATAGCAGAACCGTCTTCGTGGGAATCACCGCGACCACCACCTTTAGTACGAGGGACCCATTCAGCCCAAAGGTGATCTTTGTGGATCGGCTGCACGATTAAAGGCTGTTGGATGACTTCACCTGTAACAGAGTTTACAAGATCACCTGATTTGATGTTGTTGTCTTCGTCCTCAACCAGAACCGAGTTGCTCTGCATAACAGAGATAAACGGAATAGAAAGGTCTGTGACTTTTACACCTTCAAAGCCTTCGTGTTTTGCATCACCGTAGTCGTAACTGACGACTGCTTGTTCTTGAGCTTTCGCTACTTCTTTTGCCATTAGGCTATTCCTTAGGTCGTTAGAGTTTGATGAGACTTTATATTCTGGCAGTCTCTGGACCAGTAGCCGAAGCTATTCCTTCACCTTGGCAACTCGTTGGCGGAAAATACCAAAGGTATCTTTGGGTAATTCTACACCTTCTTTTAGCTGCTCTTTCACCCATGCGTTTAGAGTTGCATGGTGAACGGTATGATTTTCTTTCACAACTAAAGGTAACTTGCGACGCCTTAAATCTGCTGCGAATTTCTTGAATGCTTTGTCTTCTCCTTTAGAAAACTCAACAATAATTTGACGTTTGGGAAGATTACCGTATCCGTTTGCATCTAACCAGTTAATAGCGGGAACACGTTTTTCACCAGCGATAGAGGAGCGGATGTCTTCTTTAACCTCAAGTATCCGGCCATCTTTGAGAGTAAGCTTCCCGTTCATGCCTTCTGTAGCAGCTGGAATTCGTTGCTCGGCGATATCTTTGCGAGCATCTTTGGCTTTTTCAAGAGCTATCTCAAGCTCTAGTATCAGAACGTCTGCCTCCTGTAGTTCATCTGCGAGTTGCATCAATACAACTTCAAGATTTCCAGGAATAGCGTCATCTTTGAATGCGGCGTATGGGTCATCTGTCATGGTTATATCCTTGGGCTGTTAGTTTGTTAACACTAGCTCAAGTGGCCGCAGGTGACAACATCAAAATATCTTTGAGACAACCTTAGTGTACTCTCCGTGTCGTCCGCTCCACTGTAGGAATTTAACTCTACCTTCATTGTAATAAGCAGCGACAGCCGTAGACATTCCTATCAATCCAGGATTACCGATAAGCAGAAGGAAGTCATCATCATTGAACCCAGACAACTTATCATGAATATCACCAAGTATAAGTTCAGGATTGAAGGGGTGAGCAGAAGGGGAGAGGACATAGACGATACTGCCCCACCTTTCGGCTTTGGAAATTGATGGGAAGCG